CCCCTTAAAAAACGTTAAATATTTGGACAGTCTTGTGCAGGCCGCTTACCCGCGTCTTTGAAAATTTCCGTTTTTTTTGACCGGGGGGTGTTTAAGAAAATTTAAAAATTACACAATATCTTTAAAAACTTCTTTTTTTATTTCCTGTGTCTAATCTTGTCTTTTGAGTTAGTTTCTTTACATATTATTTCTATAATTTTAATTACCAATTCATTGTTTTACACATTCTATTGAATTCGCTTGCCAAGCTGTTCCCTTACTCTATCAAGCGTTTTATAAGATGCTGTTATATGAGTTCACTGTTACCTTAAAACAAGGAACTCATAAAAGAATACTAAAAAAGATAGGCGCAAACCTATCTTCATTTTATTTATTGCCCAAAGAATTTAGAAATAATATTTTTCTTTTTCTCTGGTAGATCATTAAAGACTTCCCTTTGTTTAATAAGTTCTTGCTCTTTCCGATCTATAAAATCATCTACCACTCCAGAGATATACTCTGTAAATTCTTCAACACTATGTCCCTTGATTTTACCATCTTGCACTAACTCTTCTAGAAGTAAGTCACTCCATAAAACCATATCTGGAGAAAGATTATAGTGCTCCAATTCTTTAAGAATGGCCTGCTCATAGTATCGTTGTTGCCCTTTGCCAATGTAATAGTATTTGTCTTTAAACTTTCCTTCTAATAACTTGACGTGATATTCTTCTGACAGTTGACTTCTCAAAAAACCTTCAGCAGTTACTTTGTAAGATTCCATAGTGTAAAAGCTCTGCAGTTCATCTAGGAAGTCAAAGACAACAGCTCGATAGAGTTCACCTCCACCTTTTAATGTTTTTACCATATCAGCAACCTAGGGTAGAATTTTACTCTGAGAGAACTCCTTCCAGTCTTTAAAATATACTAATGACTTTTCCCTGATGGCTCTTTCTCGCTGTTTAAATTCATTTTCTAACTGATTTTCTTTTTGACGTGTTGTCAGAAACATATCACTTAAAATCGAAGTGTAGTCTTGTTTATACTCTTCAATTTCGTTTAGTATTTCTTTTTTAACTCCCTCTTGCTTACTAAAGAATTCTATAGCTTCTTGTTCATTTATTTTATGAAAGAGATGCTTAATGAGTTCATGAAATGGATTAACATAAACTAGATTATAGTCCTGATACAAAAGAAAGAGATTGATTACATCAGTGCTATTCATCGATTAACCTCCAATACCTGGCTCTTGATTTTTTGAGAAATCAAGCTCCCAGATTGCAGTTGACTTTTCATCATGAGCCTTACCATAAGAAAATTGTTTAGCTACATAGAGATCCATATCTTCAAGTGCTAATGTATCCTGATAGCGTTGTAAGTTGATTCCTCCACCTACAACTGCATCATAGCGCCCTTGAATGAAAGAAGTCGCCTTCCCTTTTTCTTGAGAGATTGAAGGAATGATTTGTAAATTTAGAGGTACCGCCTTGTTATAAGTTGCGCTATCTGTAAAGTTAATTAGTTTCTTCTCGATCTCCCAGATCTCTGAGGGATTCACAACAAGAACAATTTTATTGGTCGTATCTACAAAACTAACTCCATCAGCTTTTACAGAATGGAATTTAAAAATCTCTGATACCTGGTTTACAGTTTCTTTAGGATTTTCAAAAGTTAATTTTAAAGCTTGTTTTTCTTTTTTAGGATAAGTAATATTTGAACCTTGTGCCACTCCCGTCAATTGTCTTGTTAGTCCTAGAGGTTTATTATCACCATCGCCGTTTAAAAACGCTTCTTCCAATGCTACTGCAAAAGCTTCTGTTAATTGAGTTCTTACAAAATTTTCAATCCAAATAGGTCCAAGTTCTTTAAAATCTTTCGGGATCACGATGAAAGCCGTTAACTTATGCTGGATTTCTTGTTTACTTCCAAAACTAGCTTTTAATTGCCCTTTGATTTCTCCAAAAACCTTGCCCCAAACTGCTCCACCACTACGCTCTGATGTCAAAAAGTTTAGGCGGATTCCTAGGTTTTTTAGTCCAATTTTTTCAAGTAAGGGGTGTTCTGATTTTATATCTTCAAAAATTCTGTCAATCGTCTCCTCTGGGAGAAGTTTTTCCACCCCTTTAGGGATATTCTTATCAAATTCATTAAAGAATACCATTTCATTGCCCTTTAAAGTATTAGGCTGTGATGTAAAGCCATCTCCTGAATATGATGCAGTTTTAGCTTCTTCAATCATATGTTCCTGCATTTTGTCTAACATATCACCGTAAAGTTTTGTTTGCTGATCTTGCGGAGCATTAGTTTTCACTGCATTCATAAACGCTTCTCTAGCCTGCATGTATTCGTTTTTAGTTTGTCCTTTAAGTCTCATAGTCATATTTTTATTTCCTTTCATTCTTAAGCAAAAAAAGCAGAACAAAAAACGTATTTACGTCTTATGTCCTACCTCTTGTTTTCAAGTCAGTATTTAAAATTTTTGTTGTGTTTTGGTTTCTACCATGGTCACAACACCATCTGCAATTATCAACCGAATGTCACCATATTCTGGTAACTTTACACTCTTAATTATACCACGGTTTAGGAAATAAATCCAACCTTTATGCAATTCATTCATATATCCTCCTTTCTCTGAAAAAGTAGTCATTTTTGGGTATCTAGTGGCTACCACCTCCGCCTTACAGCCCCAAGAGTTTACAAAAACCGTAGTCAGGTAGTCACCTCGCCCCCAAAAAAATAAATAATAAACGCCTTTAATCTATTTATTCTATATACTTTATAAATAATATAAAACAACTACTTTATTACATTAAATTCAGTAATACCAAGGTTTACAATGGTAGTCAGTAAAATCTTAAAAACTACCCTTTTTATAAATCCTTTTTGTTTAAAGGTTCTAGCTACCCTCTAAATGGTAGTCATTTTCTGGGTTAGTGACTACCCTAACTACCTTTTAGGTTTTGAATAACCTGGCTTAACACTTTTTCCAAATTTTAAAGATCGTTTGTGTTCCCAACCGTCACGATTTTGCATGAACTTCTTAACCTTTGCCTTATCCTTTGGAGGTACATTATCAGTCAAATATACCTCTTGGAAAAATAGGTTAATAGTCATCTTGCTCCTACCTACCAATTCGCCATATTTATCTGTATCCAGTTCAGCCGTTCCACCTTCGCTATTTCTAAAATATCCTTCATTCATCATGTCATAGATATAATAGTATCTTGTCCGGTCTGATATTGGGTACTGATACATATTTTTTGGATAAGGTAAAGCTAAATAGCGCTCCAAATCCTCAAGGGTTTCATCAGCAAATTTGTACCTACTTCTTACCTCATTTACCAGGTTCTCCTGCTCGTCTGTCAGCGTCAAAGACTGGTTAGACTTCCAAGACACTACCATAGCGCCCCAAAAGGCTCTACGGTCTTTTTCCGTCCACTTCCTGCCCTTATAAGTGGTATCCTTATGCACTTCAGCAACTAGAAAGCGCCTTTCCCCTGTCAAGTCATTCAAATAATCATGATCATTAGTTGCTCTCACGATGATAAAACTCTTGGGTAGTCGTCTATCACTGGAAGCATAAGGCGGTCTATACTCTAGTTTGGTTTCGGTGATAAACTTCTTCAACTCTGAAAAACTAGCCTTTTTGCTGGCCACCATTTCATCATCAAATACGCACCAGTTTCTCACCATCCTAGCCTTATCGTCTTTGTCTGTGAAAGTTTCAACGGTTGTAAAATACTTGTGAGTGAATAGTCCCTCAAAAAATTGGGTCTTTCCTACTCCCTGCCGTCCAGTCAAGTCCAGTACAAAGTCAAACTTAACAGTAGGATCAAATACCTTAGCAACCGCCCCACGGAAAAACAAATCCATGATAATACGGTTATATTGATCATCTTTGATATTCAGATAATGCCTTAGAATATCAAAGGGATCACGCTGATTCACTAACTCTCTATATTCGCTTTCGCATGATTCCAGATAGTCTTTTAAAGGGTTGTAGCTATGCTCACCAGCCACCACCTCCAAAATATCAGCGATATCCCCTTTTTTATAATCTATCTTATACTTGGTAGCAATATAAGCCCTAATCTCTCTAATAATTAGGTCGTCAATGGTTCCGCTTAAGGTTCTACCGTTCAATTTTGTCGGTTTTGTCACGTCAATTTCATAAGTGAATATATTGTACTGTATCGCCCCCTTCAGCTTGCTATCTCCACTTAAAATCTTCTTGAGATTGTCCAAGGTAACCGCAAAGCCTTTCCCTTTGGTTTTCGGTGTTAGATTCAGACTATTATTATCCTCGTCGGTCTCTCTTGCTTCAGTCAAATACACCATATTAGGCGACGCTCTTGGCTGATCGTCTTCGATGATTTTAGTTACAATTTCTTCACTATTCAAAAGCCACCTCCTTATAGAATTTTGTCGCTACTTCAAGGAAATAACTGGCTAATTCTTTCCGTTTGACGATAGTAGAAAACAAATCCACTAACTGACTAAAACTGTAACCATTCACAAATAGCAAGCGGACTAGTGTAGCCGTCTCATATCTGGTATGGATTCCATTACAAATCAAGTCAAAAATCCACCCTTTCAGCTCCACGCCAAGTCCCTGCCGTTGCTCAGTCAACTTGTTTACTTCTAAATCTTTTAGGATCATTAGCAAATCAGGTCTAGCTAGTTCCCAGCCTTCCCTATCACTCTTTTCGTCTCTAATAGCTACATATAAGCCTTTGTAACAAAAATCCGTCATTCCCTCACCTATTGGCTCATAGTATACAAACTTATAGTAGTTTCCATTCTTCCATACTTGAGTAGGGGTAGACTTTAGAAAGGCGAATAATGATAGTTTTTCAGCGGATAAAATCAACTCTAGCACTCTCATTCCTCCACCCCTAAGAACTTCCAAATATCAGCCACTTTATAATATGCTTTTCTAGTATCCTCTAGTGGAGGCTGATACCGTCTTAAACCTGCACCTTCCCACTTTTGGAGTGTCTTATACTTTATATCCAACTCTTCCATGGCTTCCTGGGCTGAGATTAGACCCGTAAACTTTTGTGGTACTTTTTCACGGCTTTTTAGGTAACGCTCGATGGCTTCTAATATTTTTGTTTTGAGTTCCTCAATCATTTTTTCAAACATGTTAGCACCCCCACGGTTTAACCCCTGCAAGCTGAATATATCGCCCGTAGCAAGGACTTAAATCCTCGCTAGGTGTTTCTATCGTCTGTTTGTCTTCTCGCTCAAATTGGGCGCTTTTTTTCCGGTCTCGGTGGTTTAGATAAAGCAGTAAGCCAATCAGTACCACCATAAAGATTACCGATTGTGTATTGGTCAAATCTAGTTCGTTCATACTATGCCCTCGCTTTGTAATTTTTGATATATTCCACTTGATCAGTTCGCTCCATCTTCAAAAACCCGTCCACCTCTTCGGTGCTTACTTTTCGATCTACAAAATCAGCGATAAACTGGAATAGGTTTGGATTTCTTGCCTTGATTTCAGCCATTACTTCATCAAATTTTGCTTGTGTCATGTTGTCTAGGTCTAGTGTCATTTCATTGCCTCTTCAAATTTTTCTACAAGACAATATTTATTTACTTGCCGAGTCCCATTTTTAGACTTAAAAATGATATCCTTCAAGGTTATAGTAGCCTCTAAATACTCCTTTTCAGCATGTTCTATATATGCTTCGTTGTCAAAAAAGTGCTTGGCTTGGCGTTTAAAGAATGCTTGTCGCATAGCATCCATTTCAAAAATACCAGGGTGGAAAAACATTCCCGTAGTGCTTTTATAGACTGCCTCGATTTTATGACTTTCATTCAATTCAGGAAGTTCAATCCAAAGTAAGCGGTGTAAATTTTCTTTGATGGCTTTTAATTGTCCTGATAAAAGTCCTCCTCTCAAAAAATCATTGTTTTCGTCTGCTTGGTGTAATTCCATACTAATTCTATCCAAGCTTTTAGCGATAATATCGTATGTTGTTTCTGTCATATTCTGCTATTCCTTTTTCTTGCCTTTTTCCTATACAGTTTCTTCACCACTCCAAACGCTGGGCGTCTGCCCCAAGTTGGCGGACGCTTGTAGTGATGTTGGTAATCCTACGCTTTACAAATAGGATAGGTAGGGATATAATAGAGATATATAAGGGAGGTGGAAGATATGTCTCGAAAAGAAAAGGCGCTTAGAAGATGTTGGTTTTGGTTTATCATCTTTATCCTCTATCTTTCTTTTGGATTGTATTGTATTTGTACAAATTTTGGAGACACCTTGGGTATGATTTTACTATCACCTTTTATCTTTGTTTCCCTGCCACTCTATGCCTATCTATTTCTTGGTTTGTTTATCTGGGTTTTTATGAGCCTGGCAATGGATGATTTTTATAAAGAATGATGAAAAGTCCGTAAGGGCTTTTTCTTTATTTTCGCTAAACAAGTGCCTAGAATCGCCCTGTCAGCACTCGTTTCAAAACCTTTTCTAATTGCTTGCCTGCTCTTCGGTTTTTTAGTTTGTCTTCGTTTCGTTTTCAATCTGATCGCCTAATCTTTTCCAGGCTCTATCAAATTCTTCACGTTGAATTTCTTTACTATGTAATTGCCTTGCTAACTCCATGGCTCTACGCATGAATCTAGCGAAGTGTGTTTTTTCTTCCATTCCTATCCCTCCATCATGTCATAAAGTAGGGCGTAGTGTTTATCTGGGATTCTATCCAAGGCTTTCAGTCCGTCGTGTTCTGCTTTTTGTCTAGTTTCTGCCTTGACCGCACTATCAAAAGCGATAGTAAAAGCATTTAACATAGCCTTGTATCGGTCTACACTCTTCAAATAGCGACCACGTTCCCCAAGTTCCTTGTCTTCCAGTTCTTCTTTTACAGTATCGTCCAAGAGTTCAAACTTAGTGTAAACTCCTTTTTCTACTTTAAAACCTAGTCGCTTGTTTTGTCTGAGATTGTAGAGATTAACCTTGCAGCTATCTAGGTTACGATAGCCTAGCACTCCAGCGATTTCTTCTAAATTTTTGCCCTCTAATTCGGACAATTTTTCAGCAATATCCTTGAATTTTACTGCTTGATGTTGTTTTCCCATTGTATACCTTGTCTTTCTATGCTATAATCAAGGTATAGAAAAAAATATCTATACCAATGTATTGTCGCTTGCCTCGGTCGCCAAACTATCAGCAAGTGACTTTTTTTGTTGCCTTTCTTCATGCTTTCTTTCCTGTCTGGGGGCTATAAAGCAAGTCTTTACTATCGATAAGATCCAGAATCCAGCTGAATCCCTGCTCCACTGTCTCAAGAAATGCGCCCAGGTCTTCACTGTCCAAAGACTCGTAGTTCATACAAAGATACTCGACTAGTTGTCTGTCTTTCTCAACTAGCTTTTTAAAATCCTTGAAATACTTGGGAATTTCTAAGCCCTTGGCATTTGTAACTGTCTTAAAATCATCTTCCATGGTTTTGCTCCTTTCTAATAATCTTCAGCAAGCCACTGCATGGCTTTTTGGTAAATGCTCGGCTTTACTTCGCCACCGTCTCGTATTTTTCGATAGGTAACCTGTGTAACTCCGATTTCTTCGCCTGCTTGCTTAGCAGTCAGTTTCTTGTCTGCTTGCTTTCGGCGGATTGCTTTTGCTTGTGTTGAGGTAATGAGCAATGAAGTTCCTCCTTTCTTTCGCTAACATCTGTTAGCTTTACATGTATTGTAGCGTATAACTGTTAGCTTTTCAAGAAAAAATATCAAAAAATGTGAAATTTAGTTAGCTTTTGATTATTTTATGATATAATCAAAATGAGGTAATATAAAATGAATCGAATTAAAGAATTAAGAAAACAGAAGAAAGTAACGCAGCAAGAAGTTGCAGAAGCAATAGGTGTAACTCGTAGAGGATTCCAAAAATGGGAAAATGGCGAAAGTCAAATTACTCTCAAAAATGCTGCTCAACTAGCTGATTATTTCGGTGTACCTCTTTCTTATTTATTAAATCAGGAAGAAGAGTGGGAGAAACTTCAAGAATTACACCGAAAACTCCCAACTGTAAAAGAATTTGATGAACTCCATTTCAAAAAACAAGAAAATCGCTTTAAAAGATTTATTCAATTTGTATCAAACGAAGATATGAAAGTAAAGGATAGAAACCTAGTCCTAATATTTAACTTGCTAGTCTCTTCTGATGAAACTTTTGGAGTAAACCAGATATATCCCTTTCCATTAGATGAAAAAGATGAATATCATTTTACAAACCAAGAAAAAAGTGAAAAATAAGCCTCATATCCGCCTTGTTTCTTATTCTGGTGCAATTTACCGTCTGACTGCTTAAAATAGAAAATAAGGGGCATTCTCATAGCTCCTCGCATGGTATAAACTCAAAACCTTTTCTAATTGCTTGCCTGCTGATGGAAAAGGAGTAAAACCATGAAGATTACAGAATACAAAAAGAAAGATGGAACAGTAGTTTACCGTTCCAGCATCTATCTAGGCATCGATTCAATGACTGGTAAAAAAGTCAAGACGACCATATCAGCACGAACCAAGAAAGAACTCAAAAGCAAGGCCATTCAAGCCAAGGTGGAGTTTGAAAAAAACGGCTCAACAGTTACAAAAGCCGTTAACGTTACCACCTATCAGGAATTGACGGAACTCTGGTTAGAAAACTACTGCCATACAGTCAAACATAGCACCCTTATAGGCGCAAAAAACAACATAAGAAAATATCTCCTACCAGCCTTTGGAGACTACAAACTGAATAAACTGACACCCCCCATTATTCAGCACCAGGTAAACCAGTGGGCGATGGATTACAACCAACTAGGGGAAGGCTATCAGCAATACAATCAACTCCACGCCTTAAACAAGCGCATACTATCCTATGCCGTTTCTATACAAGTTATTTCTACAAATCCAGCTAGTGATATCATCGTCCCACGTCGTAAACCAAAAGAGGACAAAAAATTAAAATATCTTGATGATGAGAATTTAAAGAAGTTCTTATCTTATCTGGATCAGCTACCTAATACTACAAAAAATTTCTACGATACCGTGTTGTATAAGACACTTCTAGCAACTGGTTTGCGTATTCGTGAGTGTTTAGCCTTGGAATGGTCTGATATTGACCTGCAGAACGGTAGCATTTCAGTTACAAAGACTTTAAACACCCTAAAAGAAATCACTAGCCCCAAAAGTAAAAGCAGCATTAGGGAAATTTCCCTGGATACCAAAACGGTACTTCTGCTACGACTCTATAAAGCAAGACAAGGACAGATAGGTAGAGAAATTGGCGTGACCTATGAAAGAGTGTTCTCTGATAGCTTTGATAACTATAGAGAAGCTGGAGCGCTCCGCTTCAGACTAGAAAAGCATTTAAAACTGGCCGGATGCCCTCGATTGAGTTTCCACGCCTTCCGCCATACCCACGCTAGTATCTTACTTAACGCTGGACTGCCTTACAAAGATATTCAAACACGGCTAGGTCATTCAAAAATCTCCATGACTATGGATATATATAGCCACCTATCCAAAGAGAATAAGAAAAAGGCGACTTCCTTTTATGAAAAAGCTATTGAGAAACTACAAAGTTCCTAAAAAGTTCTTAAATTTAAAAATCTAAGACCAGAAAATAGCTATCTCAAGGGATTTCAGCCCTCTCTCACATTTTAGGGTATAATAGAACTATGAAAATCACAAAACTAGAAAAGAAAAAACGACTCTATCTGCTAGAACTTGATAGCGACCAAACCTGCTACATTACAGAGGATACCATTGTTCGCTTTATGTTGACCAAGGATAAGGAAATTAGCCCCGAAGAGTTTACAGAGATTCAGACCTTCGCACAATTTTCCTACGGAAAAAACCTAGCCCTCTACCACTTATCCTTCAAGGCTCGTACCGAAAAGGAAGTGCGAGAGTATCTGAAAAAGTATGATATTGAAGATACAATTGCTAGTCAAGTTATCGCTAACCTTAAAGATGAAAACTGGATTAATGATCGTCAGTATGCCTACTCTATCATCAATGCCAACCAACTTTCTGGTGATAAAGGACCTTATTTACTGAGTCAGAAACTAGCTCAAAAAGGAGTGCCGAAATCAACTATTGAAAGTGTTCTAAAGGATTTTTATTTTACAGAAGTCGCTCAACGTGTAGCTGAGAAACTGCTTAAAAAATACACTGGAAAGCTTCCTGCTCGTGCTTTGCAAGAAAAGATTATCCAAAACTTGACGAACAAAGGCTTCTCCTATTCTGATGCTAAAAGTGCCTTTGATGACTTGGATAGTCAGGTTGATGAAGAAACAGTTCAGGAACTCATTTTTAAAGAGCTAGACAAACAATATACCAAATATGCTCGAAAATATGAAGGATACGAACTAAAGCAACGTTTGACCCAAGTTTTAGCTAGAAAAGGCTATGA